TAGCCGCTCAAGAGCGGCGTACAGAGCGCGTCGGTCTTGCCAAGCCCGGTCGGCGTGTTGATGCTGGTCAGCGTCTGCGCCGCCGCAAACAGCGCGGGACTGTTGACATCGCCGAATTCGATCGTCGCCGAGCCGAGCGAGGTGTCGGTCGAGACGCTGATCCCCATCAGCGAGGCGATGAGCGGGATGCGGGCCATGCCGATCACCGCTCCCGAGGCCTGCGCCGCGAGGACCAGGCTGGCGATGAAGCTGCGGCTCTTGCCGCCCAGCGTATTGGCGCCCGGCAGCGACTGGATCGCACCGCCGGTATTGCCGGTCAGCAGCGCCATGTTGGCGGAAAACAGCGTGGCTACGGTCATCGGAGTGTTCCTTCAGCAAGAGGAAAAAAAGCGCCGACCCGGCGCGCTTAGTGGGCGCGGGGGCGCCTTACAGGCACTTGATCTCGACGAGCTTTGCCTCCTCCAGCCGGGCGCCGCCGATGCTCTGGTCGGCGTAGACGTACTGCGAGAAGCGCTTGTCGGGGCGCGGCGCCGCCATCACCGCGATGTCGCGGGCCATCCCCATGCCGAGCGCCGATTTGCGCCAGGCCATGACGCGGGTGTAACCGTTGGCGTCGAGCAGCAGCCGCTCCGAATGCACGGTCTGGAAGCCCATGTAACTGTTGAGCTTCCCTTCGACCAGCGCCCGCACGGAATTGTAGTCGGCGCTGGTCGCCTCGGTCGTCGCCAGCATGTTGCCCTTCTGCTTGGCGCCGATCATGATGAACCGATCTTCGTCCTCGTCGCCCTCGGCGGCGTCGAGCGCGACCATCGCCGAGATCAGCTTCGAGACCGTCAGCCCGACATTTCCGCTGCCGGTGCCGTAGGTCCAATCGTTGACCGCGACCACGGTCCCGGCCGGCTGCGACGGCGTCGTCTCGCTGTTGCCGTTCGGCCACGCCAGCGCGGTCGAACCGGTGTGGCCGGAATAGGCCGTGCCGAACGCGGCGGCGTTCCCCTCGTCGTCATAGGCGCGGCTCATCGCATACGAGGCGTTCTGCGAATAGACCCCTTCCGGCTCGATCAAAAGCCGCACGCGGTCCTCGCGGTCGATCAGGTCGCCCCAGGCGTAGTCGTAGGGCGAGACGGTGCGCCGCAGGTGCTGGGTGTTCATGATCGGGCTGTCGGCGTGCCGGGCGGTGACCTTGACCGCCGCGGTCGGCGCGACCTGTTCGAGATAGGCGCGCTCGCCGGTGACCTGGTCCTGCAGGATGCGGCCCTGGAGCCGCGACTTCTGCTGCTGCGCCAGGTAGCGCACATTGGTGCCGAACTGCAGAACGAAGGCGTCGGAAATCGAAAACGACATGGGTCTCTCCGTCGATCAGGTGTGGTTGACCGGCTGAGATCCCCGCTCCCATGCGCGCCCTCCCGGCGGCATCACAGCGGACCCGTGCCTAGCGTTTTACGCCCGCTCGGCGCGGCCCTTATCCGGACGCTGGTGAGGCGATCCCCGGCTCTCGGGCCAAAACGCGGTCAGGCGACGGCGCGCGTCGCCCGGAACTGTTGCAGCCGACCCATCTGCGCCATCGCGTCGGCATGGCCGGGGTGCGCCTTGTTCATGTAGGGGACGCTAAAGGCCGGATCGGCCATCTTCTTGGCGATCTCGCTCTCGGCCTGGGCCGGGCTCATCGCCCCGTCGCCGGCGCCGGCGCCGCTGCCGCCGCCGAGCAGCGGATCCTCCTTGAAGGTGCGGCCGACCTTGGCGAGCGCCTTGATCGTCGGCGCCGGGTCGATCCCGACCGCGATCAGCTGCATCGCCAGCGTGTCGGGAAGGCCGAGATTGGTCATCGCCATCTTTGCCAGCATCGCGTTCTGCTCGTAGGCCTGGCCGCCGAACTCGCGGTCGGATTTGAGGCCCTCGGTGAACGCCTGGAGGCGTTCCTGGATCGCCTCGCTCTCGCGGCCGAACTGGGCCGCTCGATAGCCGTTCCACATCGCATAGGCGCCCTGCGCCTGGCGCTGCGAAAGACCGGCCTCGTGCGCGAATTTGCGGAAGGCACCGTCGAGGTCGGCGTCGAGCGACAGGCCCTTCGGCAAATCTTTCGGCGCCTCGAACGCATATTTGTCAGCGCTCTCCGGGCGGCCGAGCGCGGCAAACAGTTTGTTGTAGGCCTCGCTGTCGTCGGGACCGCTCGGCAACGCCACCAGATTGGCGCGGTCGCCGAGCAGCTTCTGGGTCCCGTGCAATTTGGTGGCGACGTCGCCCCAACCCTTGAGGTCGAAGAACACCGGGTCGTTGCGGATCGTTTCCGGGATCCCGCCGCGCCAATCGGAATCGGCGCCGCCTCCCGTGGCGGCAACGCCGGACGCGGCTGCCGCGGCATTCCCCGCCGCCGCTCCGCTCGCACCCGGACTTCCCCCCGGAACCGGGTCGGGCGAAGCGGCGGCGGAGCACAGGCGCTCGGCGAACCGCAGGCCGGGGCGATAAATCCTCATTCGGCAGCCTCATGTTCCATCGCGGCGAGGTCTTCGTGGGTCGCGGAACGGCGCAGCTGCGCCATTTCGCCTTCGGACCAGCGCAGCCGGTCGACGATGTGCAGGCCGATCTGGTGTCGGCCGATATTGACGTGGCTGGCGTAGGGGTCGCCCGGCTCCTGCAAATTCGCCAGCATCCCGCTCGCGCGCAGGATGTCGGTCAGCACGAGCTTGCCGTCCGGATCGTCCCAGATGTGCTGGTAGGCCGCGGCGAAGGCGGCCTTCCGGTTGAGGTGCGGATAGAGCTTGAGCGCGCCCGAGCGCAGCATCTGGTAGAGCGTCATACCGCGCCCCGCATCAGGTCGCGGGAGCCGCGTTCGAGCCGTAGCAGGAACTCGCGGTATTCCGGGGTCGTCACCAGTTCCCAAAAGAGCGTCGCCTGATCGAAATCCGGGACGAAATCGATCGGCCGCTGCCGCTTGGCGATCCATTCCATGCGGGCGCGCTGCTCGACGCCGAAGATGTCGGCGAGCGCGAGCGTGGTCTCGCGGTGGTGGCGCTGGCAGAAATGCAGCGTCGTACGCATCCTGAGGCGGGTGTGGCCCGGCGCCCACGGCGTCTTCGACGGGACGATGATCATCGGCGCCCGCAGCGGCGAATTCGGACAGGCGACGATGCCGCCGCCGTCGCACCGCATCTGCGAGAACCGCTGTGCGACATAGGTCTGCTCCGGCCCCATCTCGGCCGGGTTCAGGTGATGGGCGCGGACCGGATCGCTCATCTCTGATCCGCTGCGGCCGGCTCGGCCGGCTTGACGATGCCGCGCGCCGCGTCGGCGTGCACGTCGCAATAGGGCATGCTGCCGATCGTCGTCGTCGCCGCCGCGCCGCATTCGCAGACCGCGGCCAGCGCCGGGTTGTCGCGGCCGTCGAGCCAATCGTCGATCAGCCCGCGCCGGCGCGCGATCTGCTCGTTCATGTCATCGTCGTCGACGCCGCCCCGTTTCCAGTCGCGGTAGAATTCCGGCATCGTCGCCGCGAGCGCCGCTTCCGGGACCCCGTTATACATCGGCTCCCCCGGCTCTTCCGGCCGAGCCGCCGCGAAGCGCCGCATCCGATCGATGATCGACCCGCGCTTCGGCTTCGCGGGCGCGGGGACGGCGTAGCGTCCGCTCGGCGGCGTCCAACCGATCGCGCCGGGGCGCAGCTCGGGTTCATCCGGCACGGCGACCGGGCGCTCCGGCGCCTCGGCGCCATCGACCAGCAGCTCGGCGAGCACCTCGGCGAGCGCTTCGGCGCCGAGCCTCCCGGCGCGGTATTGCCGCACCAGCGCGGTGGTCACCTCGATCATGCGGCCATCCGCTGCGGCATCGCCGCCTCGTTGAGCGACTTGACCCCGGCGCCGCCGCGCTGCACCGCCTGGGCGGTCTGCGCCGCGATCGCGGCTTCGTGCTGCTCGGCCGCCATCTTGGCCTGGGCTTGCGCGTCCTGGGCCAGCCGAGCCGCCGATTTGAGGATTTCTACGGGCGCGTTCACATCGCGCGCCTCGAGGCGCAGGATCGCCTCGGCGTCGATGATCGTCGGCGATTGCGGGTCGAGCTGCTTCAATTCGGCCTGGCGCTGCACGACCTGGTCGACCGCCGACAATTCGCTCGCCCGCTGGGCCAGCGCGATCGGGTTGAGATAGACCACCTTGAGCCGCTGGCTGCGCAACGCGTCGGGGGGCGGCGGGAACGGCGAACCGGGGCCGAAGCGCAGCAGCACCGAGCGGCGGAATTCGATGTCGAACACGCGGTCGACGAGCGGCTGGTTCTGCTCGCACGACAGCCGCGACAGCACCGGCGACAGCATCTGCAGGTCGCGGCCCTCCTGGCGCGCGGTAAACGTCGCGGTGACGCCCTTGCCCTCGCTGCCGGGCCGGTCCGGATCCGGCGTCGTCGTCATCAAATTGACATAGGCTTCTTCTCGGAGCTGCTGTTTCAGCGCCTGGATCAGCTCGGCGCCGAGCTGTGGGTTGCCGCCGGTCTGGATCGGGGCGATGCGGTCGGTCGGCCGCGTGCCGCTGCGGTAGTAGTTGAACGCGCCGGGCTCGGTCTTGACCGGCAGCATGAACCCGTCATCGGGCATCATCAGCGGCGGGTCGACGATCTTCTGCGCGCCCTTCAGCGTGGTCTTGACCATCTCGTTAAGCATCTGCACGTCGGGCAGCATGACGTGGCCGCGGCCGCGCCCGTTGGTCTCGCCCGCCACCTTGCCGAGACGCGGCGCGATGTACGGGAATTCGGTAAACCCGCCGAGCTCGATGAGGCTCTTGTCGGCCTCGGCGACATAGGCGCTTTCCCACGCCATGTTGCGCCGGTCGGCGCGCTGCGGATCGCGATCGAGACGGGGTTTGACCCGGTGATGAAACCAGAATTTCTCGGTTTCCTTGCCGTCGGCACAGGCCTTGGCGACGGTCTCGCCGGCCCGCGCGCCCCACTGCGCCCAGGCCTTTTTCGCGCTCCACTGCCAGCGCCGCGAGATCTGGTCGATGCGGTCGCGCTCGCCCTCGACGAGACAGCATTCCTTCATGTGCCGGGTCGAGAACCACGGGCCGAAGCCGGGGTCGTCGAGCACCGCCATCACGCCGGTGCCGATCGAGCCGAGATCGAGGTAGAGTTCGTGCGAGTGGGTCGGAAAATTGCGCTTCGGATCGGCGAAGATCGTGTAGAGCCGCGTGCCCGCGGCCTGCAGCCATTGCCGCACGCTGTCGTTGCCGGCGAGCTTGTCGTCTTCCGGCACCAGCGCGAACCACGGCATCGAGCTCGAGGTCAGCCGCGAGTGCAGCCCGGCCGCCAGCTGCTCGATCAGCAGGATCGGCAGGCCGTCGTAGATCCACTGCATGCGTTTCTGGCCCGGCGCGCGGTCGATGAGGTAGTCGGCGCGGTCGGGAACCATGTAGTTGGTGATCTGCTGGCAGACCGATTTCCACAGCCCGCGGTCGCCGTCGTGCCGCTCCCAGTCGGCGATCACCTCGGTGGCGAGATCGTCAGCCACCGAGCGTCGCCACTTTCTGGGCGATGTTCGGCGGCTGCGCCACCCCCATCGGCGAGGTCAGGATCGTCGAGGCCTGTCCCTGGTTCGCGGCGGCGCCGGCGAGAAAAGCCTGCTGCGCCTGGGTCACCGCCGGCGAGGTGTAGGTCGGCGTCGGCGGCGGCGG